TTCACAAAACAATAAAGTTTCCACAGTACTTAGAGGAAGAATAGCAGTAGAAGAGGATGTAACACGATGACTCTTGGCTATGTAAAAGTAACATCTGAATCAGCATTATTAAATGGAGAAGTAGAGGTAGTATCTCCATCACAAATTAAAGTTCTTGCATCAGGAATAGCAGTTGTTGCAGGCCCTGTCGGACCACAAGGCCCTGCTGGAACAAATGGAGCAACTGGAGCAACTGGTGCGACAGGTGCAACTGGAGCCCAAGGAATTCAGGGTATCCAAGGCATTCAGGGTATTCAGGGAAACACTGGAGCAACTGGAGCACAAGGTATTCAAGGTGAAACTGGAAATCAAGGTATTCAAGGCATTCAAGGAATCCAAGGAGAAATAGGATTAACTGGAGAACAAGGTATTCAGGGAACTCAAGGCAATACTGGTGACCAAGGAATTCAGGGTATCCAAGGAATTCAAGGCGAACAAGGAATACAAGGCGATACTGGAGATACTGGTAACACAGGTGCTGCTGGTGCTGATGGAGACCGTTACCACACAACATCTACAACATCATTTACATTAGGTACATCTGGTTCACAAACAATTACAACTGTTGATTTAAATTTAGATTATTCAATTGGTCAAACAATTCTTGTTGCTCATGACATTGACCATCATCAACATGGAACAGTTTCTTCATATAATCCTGCAACAGGTGAATTAATATTTGTTAAAGATAATAAAACAGGAACAGGAACATTTGCATCATGGACAGTAAACCTTAACGGTGCTGTTGGTATTCAAGGAGAGCAAGGTATCCAAGGAGACCAAGGAATACAAGGTGACCAAGGCATACAAGGCATACAAGGTATTCAAGGAGACCAAGGAATTCAAGGTATTGAAGGACCAATTGGTGATACTGGTGACCAAGGCATTCAAGGTATTCAAGGTGAAACTGGAACTCAAGGTATCCAAGGAATTCAAGGAGAGACTGGTAACCAAGGAATCCAAGGTATTCAAGGAGACCAGGGCGACCAAGGAATCCAAGGAATCCAAGGCATACAAGGAGAAGTTGGCCCAGCAGGACCAGGATTAACAGCAGGACCTATTCGTTCATCTGCGGGTACATCAAGTATTAACGCACAAACAGGTACAGGCGATACATTTGTAATGAGTACTGGTACTCCAACAATTACAAGTGGCATGATTGTTGATACAATAAATATTAATAAGGGTACAGGTACTGGAACTAACCTTGCTATTGGTGCTAATGCTCTTGTAAACAATACAACAGGTAGTGGCAATATTGCTCTTGGACTAAATGCTCTTGCAGCCAACACAACAGGACTTAATAACCAGGCACAGGGCGAAGCAACTTTAAGATATCAGACAACTGCTACTGGTAATACTGCTATAGGAAATGTTGCAGGTAATTTGACTACTGGTGGAGGAAATACTATTGTTGGTGGAGCAACCTTCCCTAACAATGTTACTGGAACTAATAATACAGTAGTTGGACAACAGGCTGGACAAAATATATCAGATAGTGTTGCAACACTTGGAACAATTACAGGTGGCTCTGGTTATACTGATGGAAGTTATAGTGCAAACTTAGTATCAGATGGTGTTACTCCTGCTTCTCTTTCTTCAATACCTGCAACAATTGTGGTATCAAGTGGAGCCGTTACAACAGTAACACTAACTGCATTTAAAGGTGCTGTAACAGCATCAACAGTATTAATACTTTCTTCTACAAGCCTTCCTGCAGGACTTGCAACAGGTTCAGGATTTAGTGTTCCTGTAGCCACAATTACTACAACTGGCCTTAGCAATGTTATTGTTGGAAGAAGAGCAGGACAAAATGCTTATACATCTAGCAGAAATACATATATTGGTACTGAATCAGGACAAAATTCTACAGGTACTGACAATGTGTTCTTAGGATATTTTTCTGGTAAAAATGAAACAGGTAGCAATAAACTTTATATTGAAAACAGTGCTTCAGCAACTCCATTAATCTATGGTGAGTTTGATAATAATATAGTTAAGATAAATGGAGATTTGCAACTTACCACAAAGACTCCAGCCTCAGCAACTGCTACAGGTACTACTGGGACTATTTGCTGGGATGCAGATTATATTTATGTGTGCACAGCAACCAATACTTGGAAGCGCACAGCCATCTCTACATGGGCTTAATAAGCCTTCTAAGGCCGTTTTAAGACACTTTTACTTTGTTTTGATATCTAGGTATAGGTATAGCCTTATATTGATATATCTCAAGATAAATAAGCATCGTCTGCCTGTATATAATCAAGGAATAAATTGTTATCAAATCGTTATAAAGCAAATGCTTAAAATCAAGGCATCAGGAGAGAATCTCTGCTATACTTAAAATATATAAGAAAGAAAGAATATCCTATAGTTTTGTATTTACAAGATATCTTATATATAGTATATAGCAGAATATTACTTGACACATCTCATAAGTTATGATACACTAGATATAACTAACAGAAAAGAGATAAGTTATGCTAAGTAATAAAGATATAGCAATCAGAGAAAATGTATTAAAAGAGCGTACACGCAATACATTTATGAAAAATGTATACATTCGTAAGTCTGATGATGCCATTGTTGCTGATTCCCTTGAAGAATTTATGACCAAAATCACTGACCCATGCCATATTTGGCAGGGCTCAAAAAGCACAAACAGATACGGATACTTCTCAGTATACTCAAGAGAACTAGGAACAAGAGTAACCATTAAGGCACATAGATTTGCTTATGCAATGGCTTATGGGTTTGATAAGTTACCAGTAGGCATAAATGGTCAAAAGTTAGAAGACTTAGTTGTTAATCATATATGTCACAACAGAGAATGTGTTAATCCTGAGCATTTAGAGATAATCACTGATCTTGAGAATAAAAATGATAGAAAGCCTAAGAATGGCTAAAAGAGGCAGACCAAAAACGGTATCAGAAGATGTCCATCTTAAAAGATACTATAAACCTAATACTAGAAGAGACAATGAAGTAATCTTTAAGGCTATGGAAGAAAGACTACTTAATGCATATCAGGAACTACATATGCTTGCCTTTGATGAACCCATAGGATGGTTTGAAGTTAATCCAATAAAGAGGAAGATTTCTGATATACTTAGTCAGTAATGACTACACATCCTAAATATGGTTTCTCTAATACACCTTTCTACTACTTAGGTAAATATAAGACTACCCAAAGACCAAGAACATGCGTAAGGTGTGGACAATCAGCCTACTATTATCATGATGATTGGAATTGGGTATGTGCTAGTCATTTGCTTGACTTAGTTAATATAGGAGAGGTGGCATTCTCATGGGACGAGTATCCAGAGGTGTGGGCAAGGACGGAGAGATTACTCCAGAGGGCAGCACCATCGTCTTCTACTGTAAAGAACATGGTGTATCCATATGGGAGCAATGCTGTGGAGAGCGATATGTCATGGGATGGTACCAGTCTCCAAGCCCTGATGGAGGATTGGGATGAGTAAGGCTAACCCCTATAGTTCCACGGAATATAAAAAGAATAGACTAATAACCCTTGAGAGTAGTAACTATACATGCCATTACTGTAATGCTCCTGCTAATACAGCAGACCATATAATACCTGTGAGTAAAGGTGGTGGACATGAGTTATCTAACCTATTACCAGCATGTGTTAAGTGTAACTCAGGTAGACAAGATAAGACATTGATAAGACTTAGGTACTTCAATAAGAGGTATGCATGAGCATAGATAAGCGTGGCTATAAAGGTTTGTATATAGTAGATACTACGGCCTTTCTAAGGCCTGTCCATATAGTGAGACAGTTCATCTCAAACCATGATACGCTCATAGCCTCATATCACAGATATAAAGGTTTGTCAAGCCTGCTAAAAAACCAGGGAATCAGAAGATACCTTGATACTAGTAGAGTAACAAACCCTATATGCCTGATATGTGGATATAAAGGTTTGAAAGGTTTGGATATAATGGTTTGATAAATAAATTATTAAGGTTTTTTTATTTTTCATGAATGAACCCTGTAAGAGTATAATAGAAATACCAAACCATAAAATAGTAAAAGGAGAAATATATGAGAACAGGTATGAGTCAAGGGCCAAGAGGCCTTAGAGATGTATCAGCAGTAAATGAGCCATTGAACTTAGATTATTCATTGGAAGAAAGTGTGCGTAAGTCTATCCTACAAGCATCCTGGTTAGATGAGGTAGATTTGGGAGCAGCCAAAGAAGCAGTTATGCTTGCAGAGACTATGGACCAATTTCCTGATAGGCGACATCAAATAGCACCAATCCTTATTGGCCTATTGTCAAACCTTGGTTTACTCAATAACCGCAAGAGTACAGAAATGTCTCCTGCTGAAATGTTACAGGCTATTGCCAACGGTTAACTGGTATCCCACATATTGGACAGAACCTTTATCTGAGGACTTTACTACTGATGGCGAAAAGGTTATTAATATATCTCAAACCTTATGGCGTTTGCCTGAGAAACATGATGAGATATTAGTATTAACTGACTGGCAGAAGTGGTTAATCCGCCATGTCTTAGAGCGTTATCCAGATGACTATGAGGACCCGTCTAAGGCTGGTAGGCTGCGTTATAAGCAGGTTGTTATATCCATGCCCAGAAAGAATGGAAAGAGCCTCCTAGGTGCCTTATTTGCCCTGTATGGGATGCTTCTGCATGAGCCTGCTCCTGAAGTTATCTCTGTTGCTGCCTCCGCAGATCAGGCAAAGATAGTCTATCGTAGGCTAAAACATCAGGTAGATTCATCTGAATTGCTTGCACATTTCTTTAGTAAATCTACTGAGCATAGAGGGTTATGGACTAAAGATGGTACAGGTATGTATAAGGTTATTGGTAGTAATGTAGCAACAGCCCAAGGTCTACATCCTTCTATGGTAATTTTTGACGAACTTCATGTGGCCAAAGAAGATGTGTGGACTGCTATGTCTCTTGGTTCTGCTACCCGCACAGATGGCCTAACCATTGGTATCACAACTGCTGGCGATGACACATCAAACCTCTTGAAACATTTGTACGAAAGAGGAATGGCTGCTATTAATGGGCAGGAAGACCTTGAAAGGTTTGGCTTCTTCTGTTGGGAAGCACCTCAAGGCTGTGCTATAGATGATGAAGAAGCAGTTCGTAGTGCTAACCCTCAACTTGCATCTGGCATCCTAAACTGGGAATCAGTCAAGAACGAACTAGCCACAATGCCTGAACCAGACGCTAGACGCTATCGTTTAAACCAGTTTGTATCCTCAATGAACGCTTGGATACAGGTAGGTGCGTGGTTCAGTTTGCCAAACGGTAGGCCTACAAACCCTGAAGTGTTTGCTATTGAGCGTACCTCTGGATGGGAATATGTCAGTATCGTGACTGCAGAAATGCAGGAAGATGGAAAGATAGCCACAGAACTAGTAGCATCATTAAACAATACTAACATTGATGAAGTGATTAATGTATGTATGGACCTGGGTAAG